GTGCCGAAAACCCGGCGCTTGTCGTTTATGCTCTGGGCAAGAACCCGAAAAAAGCGAAGGAAATCGCTTCCATCACCGATCCCGTGAAGTTCGCCTTCGCGGTTGCGAAATTGGAGACGCAGTTGAAAATCTCGAACCGTAAGGCTCAATCGTCACCCGAGCGCAAGATCAGCGGCACTGCCCGCCCGTCTGGCGCGGTTGACAGCACCCTAGACCGCCTGCGGTCTGAAGCAGAAAAGACTGGCGACTATTCCAAGGTTTTCCAGTATAAGAAGCAGAAGGCCAAGGGCTAACCCCCACACATGAAGGACCGCTAAAATGGCGAACTCGTTTAGTAAAGAAGAGCGCGTAGCGTTCGAGAACATCCTCGAGGGCTTCAACGACGCTTTGGTAATGTCGCGCAACGTGTCGGTTTACAACACCGACGGCTCGATGATGGAACGCACCAACGACGTGATCTGGCGTCCGCAGCCCTACATTGCGACCTCGATCAACGGCGCACCGCGTACCGACATCTCGACCCAGTTTGTTGACTTCACCCAGCTTGCCGTCCCGGCAACGCTTGGCTTCAACAAGACCGTGCCGTTTGCTCTGGACGCTCTGGAACTGCGTGACCAGCTTCAGGAAGGCCGCCTTGGTGACTCCGCAAAGCAGAAACTTGCTTCGGACATCAACGTTGCCATCATGAACGTGGCTGCTGCTCAGTCCACGATGGTCGTGACCCGTTCCGGCTCTGCCGGCGGCTATTCGGACGTGGCTGAATGCGATGCCGTGTTCAACGAGCAGGGCGTGCAGATGTTCGACCGTTATCTGGCGCTGTCTTCGCGCTCGTATAACGGCATGGCGTCGGATCTCGCTGGCCGTCAGACCATGACGGGCAAGCCGACCACCGCCTATGAGCGTTCGTTCGTCGGTGAAGTCGCTGGCTTCCAAACCTACAAGATGGACTATGCCAACCGCATCCTGGGGAACACCACCCCGGTCGGTGACATCACCATCAACGGTGCGAACCAGTACTACACCCCGCGTGCGACCTCGACCGCAGGCACGGGTGAAACCAACAACGTGGACAACCGTTATCAGTCGCTCAACATCACGTTGGCTGCCGGCGCTGTTGTGCGTGTTGGTGACTGCTTCAAGCTGGCAAGCGTCAACGCGTTGCACCACATCACCAAGGGCGACACTGGCCAAGCCAAGACGTTCCGCATCATCTCGATCACCTCGGGTGGCGGCACTGCAGGCAACAACACCGTTGTCATCTCTCCGCCGATCATCTCGGCTCAGGGTGCTACCGATGCTGAACTGCAGTACAAGAACGTCTCGGCCACCCCGGCCAACGGTTCGACCGTCACCATCCTGAACGTGGACGCTGCCGACATCAACGTGTTCTGGCAGAAAGACGCTCTGGAAATCCTGCCGGGCCGTTACGCAATCCCGACCAACGCTGGCGTTGACGTGATGCGTGGCACCACCGACCAGGGCATCGAATTGGTGATGCAGAAGTTCTACGACATCAACACCGCCATCACGAAGTATCGTATGGACACCTTCTTCGGTGTTGTGAACAAGCAGCCCGAAATGTCGGGTATCTTGCTCTTCAATCAGGTTCCCTGATTGTGATCTTTGGGGGCGGGGAAACTCGCCCCCTTCAACCATCTAGGGGTCCAATGCCATGCCGTTGAAAAAAGGTTACAGCCGCACGTCCATCGGTGAGAATATCAAGATGGAAGAGAAGTCTGGCAAGCCGCGCAAGCAGGCCATCGCCATCGCATTGAACACCGCACGCACCGCAGCCATGAAAGCCGGCAAGCCCGGCAAAGCACCGAAGGGGAAGAAATAATGCCGGGTGGTCTCTACGCAAACATCGCAGCCAAGAAGGCTCGCATCAAGGCCGGATCTGGCGAGAAGATGCGCAAGCCTGGCACCAAGGGCGCGCCGACCGCCGCCGCATTCAAGGCATCGGAAAAGACAGCCAAGAAGGGCAAAAAATGACGACCATGCTTTACAAATCTCCCGGCGCGTTCAAGCGGAGCGCGACCGAGACGTTTGATCTGTGCATCGTGGAAGATGACGAGATTGAAGCCACCATCAAGGCTGGCTGGCACTTCACCGTGCGCGAGGCTATCGCAGCCGCCAGCGGTGCTGCGCAAGATCCTGAACCCGAGGCCAAGGCTAAACCAAAGCGTGGCCACACGCGCAAATCTGAGGCTCTGTGATGGCATACACCAAGCGCGACATCGTGAACCGGGCATTCGAAGAGATCGGCCTCGCTGGCTATGTCTTTGACTTGGCCCCGCAGCAGTTGGAAGGTGCCTTGCAGCGCCTCGACGCGATGATGGCAACGTGGAACGGCAAGGGCATCCGCCTGCGCTATCCGCTGCCATCTTCCAACGCTGCCAGCGATCTGGATCAGGTGATCGGCGTTCCTGATGACGCGCTTGAAGCCATGCACCTCAATCTGGCGGTGCGCATCGCTCCGGGGTATGGTAAGACAGTTTCACCAGACACGAAGGCCAACGCTCAAATGTCGTACAAGGCGCTGCTGTCCAGATCGACCTTCCCGACCGAAATGCAGCTTGGCAACATGACGATCCCGAGCGGCCAGGGCAACAAGGGCTGGCGCTATTACAACGACGCATTCCTGCGTCAACCAATTGACCCGCTGACGGTTGGCCCGGACAGCGCATTGACATGGGAATGACGCGATGACCAACATCAATCAGCTTTCTTCGCTTGACACGATCCAGCTTGGCGATCTTCTCGCCGTCTGGGCCACGAATAACGGCGACACGCGCAAAGCCTCGATCAACCTGCTGCTGACCTTCATGCAGGACAACCTGACGCTGCCGGGTTCGCTGACGACGCAATACGCGGCACCCAGCGCCACGGGCTTTTCTGTGACTGTAGCTGCCGGCGACACTTGGCTGTTGCTGACGCCTACGGCCACCTTCGCGGCTGGCACCATCGTGCTGCCGACATCTGCTGCCGACAAGTCCGAGGTGAGCGTCAACTGCACGCAGATCGTTTCTTCGCTGACCGTCTCGGCTGGCGGCACCACTGTCACCGGCGCGCCGGCCACCTTGGCCGCTGCCAACGCCTTCTTCACCATGCGATATGATGCTGCTACGTCGGCATGGTATCGGGTCTCCTAAACACAAGGACGATGACCATGTTCCTCTACGCATCCGCAGTCAGCACTGAAAAAGAAATCCTGATCCCGCGCGGATCGTCCTTGAGCGTGGGCAGCATTGGCGACCAGCCGACGCTGGTTCAGATCGGCGTGCAAACCCCGACCGGCGTGGTCGAACTGCTAAACCGCGCCCAGACCTTCGGCCCCTACGCTAACGACCGCGTTGCCACGATCTACAATCGCGGCGCGACGGTGGAATACGATGTGGCGGTGCAGCCCAAGCTGCGCAGCTTCCCGGCTCTGGTGCTTGGCAGCCTGACGCCCGTCAGCATCGTGCAGGCGGCTGCTACCTTCACCACTTTGACCTATGACGATGACGCGGGGGACGTGAAGCTGGTAAGCGCTGGCGTTCACGGCCTCACAAACACGGTCTCTCAGGGCAGCGATCTGTTCATCACTTGGACTGGCGGCAAGGCGGTAACCGGCTTTTATGAATTGCTTGACGCAGACACCGACACCAAGGAAGCCACCATCGACCTGCCTTACATCGACGCGACCGTGACCATCACCATTGCCGCCCCTGGCGTGGTCACATGGACTGGCCACGGCTTGTCGGTGAACGACACCATCCGCTTCACAACCACTGGCGCTTTGCCGACCGGCTTGGCAATCAATACGACCTATTACGTCAAGACAGTGCTTTCGCCCAACACCTTCACCGTTTCCGCATCTGCGGGCGGCGCGGCGATCACGACGAGCGGCACTCAGTCTGGCACGCAAACTGCTTTGGTCTGGTATGGCGTCCCTGTCGTGACAGTGGCAAACACTGCAATCACGCTGGCATCTGTCACGGTGCCGGGCTGGTCGATGGGCGTTGGCGGCGGCATGGAGATTGATGCCCTGTTCACTTTGACCAACAGCGCGGCGGCAAAGAACCTCGGAATGTCTTATGGCGGTGGCGTCCTGATGGCTGTCAGCGCGGCCAGCAATACCAGCGCCTGCGCGCAAAAGCTGATGTGCAACCGTGGCTCGTCTCAGGTTGTCAGCAACGCGGCCAACCAAGTGGGCCACGGGCTTTCGACAGCCGCAAACGTGTTCTTGAGTGTTGACGCCACGGTTGACCAGACCTTTGCAATCACCGCGCAACCCGCGACCGCGAATAACGTGGTGAAGCTGGAAGCCTTCAAGCTGCACATCAACTTCTAAGGGGCAGCAATGCAGATCGGCATCATCAACGGGATCTACACGGATGGCTCGCCCGATTTTCGGACGAGCTATCCTGTCAACCTTGTGCCTGTGCCGAAAGCCACGGGCATCTCGGAGGGCTATCTTCGACCCGGTGATGGCATTGTGAAGACTGGTGACGGGCCTGGGTTCAACCGGGGCGGCCTGAATTGGAACGGCGTGCTTTACCGCGTGATGGGGACCAAGCTGGTGACTGTCGCGCAGAACGGCGCCGTCACGGTGATCGGGGATGTCGGCAGCGGTGGCCGCGTGACGTTCACCTACAGCTTCGACTATCTGGCCGTGGCATCGGGCGGGCGCCTGTATCTCTACGATGGCACGACGCTGACGCAGGTGACAGATCCAGATCTTGGCACGGCTCTAACGGTCGTTTGGGTCGATGGTTACTTCATGACGACAGACGGCGAGTTCCTCGTCATCACCGAATTGAACAACCCCTTTGCCGTCGATCCGCTGAAGTATGGATCTTCGGAAGCTGATCCTGATCCGGTGAAGGCTCTGCTGAAATTGCGCAATGAGATCTACGCGCTGAACCGCCACACCATCGAGGTGTTCGACAACACCGGGACAGCGGGCTTTCCGTTCCAGCGCATCACCGGCGCGCAGATCCAGAAGGGAACGCTTGGCACGCACACCTGCTGCGTCTTTGGCGAGAACATTGCCTTCATGGGCAGCGGCACCAACGAGAACATCTCAATCTATATCGGCGCCAACGGCACGGCGCAGAAGATCGCCACGCGCGAGATTGAGGAAATCATTGCGGGCTACACCGAAGCCCAGCTTTCCACCTCGTTCATGCAGGAGCGCACCGAGGGCGGCCACCAGTTCCTTGACATTCACCTGCCAGATCAGACCATCGTATTTGACGCCGCTGGATCGCAGGCTGTCGGGCAGCCCGTCTGGTTCTTTCTGCGCACATCGCTGGTCGGCCTCGGTCGATGGGCTGTCTGCGATGCTGTCTTTGCCTATGATCGGTGGAACGTCTGCAAGCCTGCCGCGACCGACGTGGGCTATCTGGACAAGAACATCGCGTCGCATTGGGGCGAGACAATCGGCTGGGAGTTCGGCACGACCATCGTTTACAATGAAAGCCGTGGGGCGATCTTCCATGACATGGAGTTGGTGTCGCTGACAGGCCGCGTGCAGGCCGGCGCCGATCCGACTGTGTGGACATCGTACTCGGTCGATGGTCTGACCTACAGCGTCGAGAAGCCTGCGCGCGTGGGCAAGCTGGGCGAGTATAACAAGCGGGTGGTCTGGCTTCAGCAGGGCCACATGCGCAATTGGCGCTTGCAGAAGTTCCGTGGCACCAGCGAGGCGCAGCTTGCAATGGCACGGCTGGAGGCGCGGGTCGAACCGCTGGCATTCTGATGGCAGATCCCACACCGCTTAATCGAAACCAGATCGCCGCCTTTGTCGGCAATGACCCTGACGCCATCCGGGCGATTGAGCGTTTGTTCAAGGTCGCTGGGCAGTTGACGCCCGCCGAGATCGCGGCGCTGACGCAGTTGATCGTTGATGTTGGCTATGCCGCCGGGGCAGCCGACAACAAGGCCGAGGTGGCTTTGGCCAGCGCGACGGCAGCTGAGAGGCTGGCAGATCTGATCGGCAAAGGGCCGATGTCCGATGCGCACAATTCCTTGCGCACTGATTATCTGGATCTGAACCTGGCCGCGCCGCATGTGAGCCGGATCGGTCGGCTTGCGTGGAACGATGCCGATCAGACTGCGGATCTCGGCATGGAGTACGGCGTTGTTCAGCAGATCGGCCTGGAGTATTACGCCCGAGTTGAGAACATGACAGGGTCGATGATGCCCAACGGCACGGTGGTTGGGTTCGCCGGCGTTGGTGCGAACAACGTGCTTTCGGTCACGCCATATCTGGCCGATGGCACACTGTCGTCGCTCTACATTCTTGGCGTGCTGACGCATGATCTGCCAGACAGCGGCGAGGTGGGCTACTGCACCACTTGGGGGCATGTGCGCGGGATCGACACCAGCGCGTTCTCGGTCGGTGACATTCTTTATGCCAGCCCAACGGTGGCCGGCGCCCTCACAGCAACGAAACCGACTGCGCCCGACAACGTGATCCCGGTGGCGGCTGTTCTGGCAGCCGATGCGGTCAACGGCGAAATATTCGTGCGCCCGACCATAGAGCAACAGCAATATTATGGCGAGTTCAGCAAGACGGGAACGGTTTCGCCTGCCGTCGTCAACACGTCTTATGCGGTGACGTGGGATAACGTCGAGATCGCCAACGGCATCAGCATCGTTTCTGGAACGCGGCTTACCGTGGTTGACTCTGGCCTGTATCAGTTCGACATTACGTTGCAGCTTTCCAGCGGAAGCAGCAGCGCCAAAACGGTTCGCTTCTGGTATAAGAAGAACGGGACAAACGTACCAAACTCAACGCGCATCATTACGCTGAACATCAACAACGGTTATTCTCCCATTTCAATGGCTGACTTCTTCAGCCTTGCTGCTGGCGAATATATCGAGTTGTGGTGGCAGTCTGACGATACCAACGTGTCTCTGGCCACTGTAGCGGCTGGTGGTACGGCGCCGAATGATTATCCTGCCGCGCCTGCCGCATTGGTCGCGGTGACGCAGGTTCAGCAATAAGGAGGCCAGCATGGCAGTCACAGTAAAGGTTCTGATCCCGCCGAAGCAGGCAGAGAACGCGCAGACCACACAGTACACCGCGACGGCTGTGCGGGCGATCATCGACAAATTTACGGTGACTAACACCAGCGCCGGCAACGTGGCCATTTCGGTCAACCTTGTGACGGTGAGCGGGTCGGCCGGGGCATCCAACCTCATCATCGACGCTCGCACTGTGGCGCCCGATGAAACCTACACCTGCCCTGAGTTGGTCGGCCATGTGCTGGAAGCTGGCGGGTTCATCTCGACGTTGGCCGGTGCCGCCACGTCGCTCACAATTCGCTGCTCAGGCCGGGAGGTATCGTAATGGACGAGATGATGATTGAGTTTGGTCTGCCGAAGATGAAGATCTCCAGCGCAGCCGAAAACAAGAAGAACAAGCAGGTGGCGATTGATAGCTGGCAGTTTGGCCCGGCCAATCCGTCGCTTGACCCGAAGGCGAACAAGCCGTTCTGGGCTGGGCTGGCTAAAGCATGGGACATGAACGAGAAGGAAGCCCGCCGTCGCATGTGCCTGAACTGCGAATACTTCTGCGTTGACCCGATGATGCAGGCCATGATGGAAAGCATCCCGGTGACGGACTATGACGCCTCTGGCGGCGGTCGCGGCTATTGCAAGAAGTTCGATTTCGTCTGTTCCGCCCTGCGCGCATGCCAAGCGCACGAAGGAGACGATTGATGGATTACCGCGAAACAGCCCGCATGATCGCCATCGAAGAGGGCATCGACCCGGATCTGTTCCTGCGTCTTGTCGGTGCAGAAAGTTCGTTCAACCCAGATGCCGTGTCTTCAAAGGGCGCCACTGGCTTGGCCCAATTGATGCCAGGCACGGCGGCTGAATTGGGCGTCGATCCTACCGATCCGATCCAGAACCTGCGCGGCGGTGCGCGGTATCTTCGCCAGCAGCTTGACGAGTTTGGCGACCCTGTGCTGGCCCTGGCCGCCTACAATGCAGGGCCGGGCAACGTGCGCAAATACGGTGGCGTGCCTCCATTTGCCGAGACGCAGAACTATGTCTCCAAGATCATGGGCGACTATTCTGGCGCAGGCTCGACGCCCACGCAATCCCGTTTCCGCCCGATGCCGGGTGGCGCGGAGGAGAGCGATTTCGCGCGTGGCTATCAGCCTTCAACCCGTGTGGCGGATCTTTACGGGGAGCGCGTCGATCCGCTTTCCCTGTACAATCCCTATGCCATCCTCGAAAGGTTCCGTTTGCAATGACGAGCCTTGCCCGAAAAACCGATTTCTGCGATAATGCGGACGCTGAGACTTTGGCCCACCAGCAGGCGCATCCCGCGATAGGCGAGCGAATGCGTGAAATCCTTGAGATGAACCTGAAATCTGCATTCGACCTGCCCGATGCGGCGGTTGCTTGGCTGGTCGGCATGTGGGACGCAATCCAGTTTCTGGATGATGTCGCTGATGGCGACACCGTTTCACGGTCGGCACAGGATCGGGCATTCAATCAGCTTTTGGTGGCGATGCCTGCCAATCCGTTCTTTGCCGCGAATGCGGGCGCATTGCTTCCTGTCGTTGCCGTCCAGCTTTTGAAGTGGCAGGCTTCCGACATGGTGGAGCGTGCGGGCAACGCGGACGCGAAGAGCTACATGTGGCGCGCTGGCTATTACGATCTGGTGCTGCTGGTCATTCAAATCTGTCACGGCTATGAGAAGGCGCTCTTAGCTGCGCCTTCGGTCATGTCGCTCTATGGCGAGACGTTGGCAGATTATCTTGGGGAGTTTGAACATGCCTAATCCTATAGTTGGATTGATCGGCAGCAGTGTCGGCAGCGCAGTTGTTCAATCAAGTGCAGCACGCAAAGGCGCTGCCGCACAAACCGCATCTGCGCAGGCAAGCATGGAGGAACAGCGCCGCCAGTTCGACGCGGTGCAGAAACTTCTTGCGCCGTTTGTTGCGGGTGGCACGACGGCTTTTGGCCAGCAGATGGCTCTGACGGGCGCGTCTGGTGCGGACGCCCAGCGTGCGGCCCTGCAAGCCATTGAGCAAGGCTCAGAGTTTGCGGCGCTTGCCCAGCAGGGCGAGACCGCTATCTTGCAGAATGCGGCTGCCACGGGCGGCCTGCGTGGTGGTAACGTGCAGGTCGCTCTGGCCCAGTTCCGCCCGCAGATCCTGTCTGGCCTGATTGAACAGCAGTATGGCCGCCTTGGCGGTCTTGCTCAGATGGGGCAGAACGCGGCGACCAACCAAGCAACTTTCGGCCAAGCGACCGGCCAGAACATCTCTAACCTCATGCAGCAACAGGGCGCCGCGAGTGCCGGCGCAGCATTGGCACAAGGGCAAGCCTTTGGCGACATGTTTGGCGGTGCTGGATTGGCCATCGGTCGGGGTATGGCGTTCAAAGGTTATACGCCTCAAGGCGCAAATGCGCCGCTCACCTTCGGGCAGGGCATCTTCTACACGGGTGGCCAAGGAGCATTCCAATAATGGAACCGATCAACTACATGCTGGACGTGAAGAACCCGATTGAGGAGGCCATGCGCGGATATGGCCTTGGGCGGGCTGACATTGAGCAGCGCCAGATTATGCAAGAGCGCGAGCAGATGATGGGCATGCGTGCAGCCCAGGAAGCCCGTGCGGCGCAAGAGGCAGAGCGCCAGCGTGCGGCGGCAGAGGCAGGTCAAGCCGAATTGATGCGCCTTGCGGAACTTGGTCCCAACGCAACGACTGAAGATTACACGCGGGCATTTGTTGCTAACCCTGGAATCCGTCAGGATTTGTCTTCCTTAAAGACAATGGTTGAAGGACCGAAGCTGCAAACCATGCTGAGAACTTCCCGAGATCTATATGCCGCCGCGCGTATGGGGAATGTTGATGCGGTGCGCAATCAGTTGACCGTGCAGCTTGAAGCAGCCAAGAACTCTGGCGATGAGGGCATGGCTGCCACCTACGGGTCCGCGCTTGAGCAACTGAACACAAACCCAGAAATGGGGCTGAATGCTATCGCCGCGACAAGCGCCTTTACCATGATGGAACTCGAAGGCTTGGAATATGTTGCTGGGATTGATAAGGCGTTGGGGGTAGGCGGTGAGGCTGCCGAAGTCCAAAAGGCCGAAAACATTGGCGGCATTGCTGTTGTCACAACGATGACCGATGGCACCGTTCAAATTAAAGACGCCAGGACCAATGAGGTCGTCACCGGGCAAGCCGCTGATGATCTTCTGGCCGCAGCATCTGATCTCCAGTCTAAAATGGCTGGTGGGAAAGCTGGCGCGGCTAGAGAAGCGCAACTTGAGGCAGAAATTAATCTTGGAGCATTGGCTTCCGCTGCGTCGGCTGGTGGGGCAAAGTCTGTTGAGTTGGCCGCTGCATCCTCTGACGTGGTTTCTAAGGTGCGGTCTAACCTGGGAACGCTTGATCGTGCCATTGAACTGGTTGAGGAAGAGGGCGCAAATACGGGCGTCATCGAGAGCAAGTTGCCGGATTGGAAAGCATCAACCGTTGAACTCAAAAACCTGCAAGGGCAGCTTACAATCGACGTTATCGGGGCCGTGACATTTGGCGCTCTTTCCGAGGGTGAACTGGCGCTGGCACAGGACATCGCCCTACCAACAAATCTGGATGGTCCAGAACTCGCTGCGTGGCTGCGGAGAAAGAAAGCTGCACAAGAAAAGCTGGCCAAGTATCACTCGAAAAAGGCGCAGTTTTTCTCTGACGGGTTCAGCACTGGCCAGTGGGAAGAATTTATTGAAAGCGGCGAGACGGATATGCGTGCATGGATGGACAGAAATGTTCCGGGTCCAAGGCGACGCACCACTACACCCGCGCCAAGTGAAACCACGCCAGCAGCGCCAGAAGGCGGATCTGATGACATGGCTTTCGTCCAATCCATGCAGGCGAAAAACGCGCGCGGTGAAACCTTGACGACAGCCGAGCAAAACCGCCTTAACGTGATTGCGAGGAAGGGTCAGTAATGGCAGACGGACAAAGCGCCAGCGATCTCGCCAAGCAACTTTTGGCGCAGATCGGCACTGGCAAGAAAGATGAGGCAACGACCACAGCCCCGGCGGCTTTGCCAGAGGCTGCTGCTGCTGCTGAACTTCTGAAGCAAATCGCACCGTCTGGCGCACCTGCCGCCACCGCGCCGACCACTGCCGTGCCGTCTGGCGAAAAGGTCGTCATGCAGGTCGAAGGTGGTGGCCGCGTTGTGCAGTTGCCGTTTGATGGCACCGAGGCCGTTGATGTCGTAACTGGCCAGCAGGTGCCTCGCTTCAGCTTTGTCAGCCCCGGCTATTCGACCAACAACCAGCGCATCGTGCAGGGCATCATGCAGGGGCTGCCAGTGCGGGAGGCCATTGCTGGTGCTGGTGGCGCACCTGAAGCCCCGTTGCGTGAGCAGTTTAGCCGCGAAGAGTTTGCCACCGCAGGGCGCGCTGCTGGCGGCCTTGTTGGCGGCGAGGGCGTGGCCGAGATCCCAGAGACGATGCCGCTGGTTCGCCCCGGTGGCGCCGAGGTTTCATTCCCTGCGCCTGTGCGTGCGGTTGGCGAATATCTTGGCGATGCGGCCATCACAGCCGGCGCTGCTGGATCTGGCGCTTGGAATTACGCTGGCGGCGCGATTGCCGATATTATGGCCTCAACCGGGCTGATGTCCCCAGAGACGGCGCAACGCTTTGCGCGCGACTTTGCGGCCCTTCCAGAGGCGTTTGCAGGCTCTCCTGGGCAGCTTACCACTGCGCCGCGCCTTGCGGCCCCTAGAGGCGTGCGCGGCGCTCCTGCGGCCCCTCCTGCTGCGGCTGAAGCGCCGTTGATGCTGCCTGCCCCGCCGCGTGCGCTGCCTTCTCCTTCCGCCGTTCGGCCTACTGTTGCGCCTCCCGCATCTATGCCGCCCGCAGCGCCTCCTGTGGCTCCTGTGGCCGCCGCAGCGCCATCTGCTGCACCTGGTGCGGCCCCTGCTGCTGGGCCTGCTGCTGCGCCTTCTGGAGGCCCGTCTGCGCGACCCTCTGCGGCGGCGGCAGTAGACGAGGACGCGCGGATCGGTGAGTTGATCCGCAAAGGTGCATCTTTCGGGATTGGGGGCCGTCGCGCCCGCGAAGAGCTTGCCCGTCTTGCCGTGGCGAACCCAGAAGCTAAAGCGGCGGCTGATCGTCTCGGCATTGAGTTGCCAGTTGATGTGCTTTCGGACGTGCGCCAAATCCGTGAAGCGATTGGCATGACCAGATCCATTGGTGGATCGGAAGCCAAAAGAACATGGTCTGACAATCTCACCGACATCACAGAACGGGCCGACAAGGCAATCACTGATCTGGCTGGGGCAACAGACCTTTCGACGGTTTCCAGTTCTGTATTGGATAATCTGAGCGAAACTCAGTCTCAGCTTCGCGGAGAGGCCAGAAAAATATATGATGATGTCGAAGCCATTGTTCCACCTGGAACAGTATTTCAGCCCAACAACATCGTCATCGCCTTGAATAAGATCATTGGCGACCTTGGCGGCGTTGAAGGCATGACGGATGCCGAGCGTAAGCTGTTCAAGCTGGTCACGAACCCAGATCAGCCGATCACCTACAAGCGGCTGATGCGCGAAAAGGATCAAATCCGCCGGGCGAAGGATGGAGACATTCGGGAAAACCCCTATGGAAGCATTGACCAAAAATCGCTTAATAGCATGTATGACGCGCTTGTCGCTGACCAATTGGCCAATGCTGAACGTATTGGAGGCGTCGATCTGAGGAAAAACCTTGAGCTGGCCAACTCTCTTTGGGCGCAGCAAAGCGAACTCGGTGACAAAATTGTTCTTGGCTTTGGCGCAGATAAAAATGGCAGCATTTCAGCGAAGTTGAGAACTGCCATTACCTCTGGTAAAAAGGGCGACATTTCTGGGCTAAACAGGATTTTGGAGATCGTTCCGAAAGACCTGCGCAAAGAAGCGGTTTTGTCAGCCATTCGTGAGGTTTCCACCAGCACGCAAGGCGGCGAGCGCGGGTTCGGATTTTCTCAATTTACCGACTTTTATTCTAGTATGCGCAGAAACCCTGTGGTCTACAAAGAGATCGTCAAGATCATTGGACCAGAGGCGGAAACTGTCCTGCGCGATCTTTACGAGGTTTCTCGCCGCGTGACGGATGCCCGCGCCAACATCATGTCCACTGGCAAGGCGAACCAGCCTCTTTATGGGGCTATGGTTGCCGAAGGTCTGGTTGGCAAGGTATTCTCTTCAACTGCTGGCCGTCGTGCCGTGCGTGCGGCTGGAAGCGGCGGCGGCGCCCTTGTCGGCGGCATTCCCGGTGCAATGCTTGGCGACGCGATAACGGATGCGATAACATCAGGATCTCCTGATCGCCTCAAAGACGCTGGCAAACTGTTCGCCTCCGACGCCTTCAAGGATCTCGTTGCCAAAGCCGCGACCAACACTGTCACCGAGAAAGCCAAGAGCCGCTTGATCGCAGATCCTGCTTTCCGCAAGTGGGCCAAGTCGGCTGACATTGGCGATCCGCGCATTTGGATCAATGGCGCGCTTCTTGGCCTGACAGCCGATCAGGGCGAAAAGCCAGAGCGCAGATCGATGGCCCCGCAATGACCCTATCCAAGACCCCGCATTTCGTGGTAAAAATCACGCGAAAGGATGCCCACCAATGAGCCTGCAAATCGCGTCGCCCTTCCAGCAGTTCTTTGATCGGGATGGTTCGCCGCTCGACAACGGCTTCATTTACGTTGGCACCGTCAACCTGAACCCGGAAACAAACCCGCTGACGATTTATTACGACGATGCCTTGACGATCCCGGCAGCGCAGCCGCTGCGGACCTCAAACGGCTACATCGTGCGCAACGGTTCGCCTGCGCGGCTCTACACCTCGCAAGAAGATTTCTCGCTGACGGTGCGCGAAAAGAACAACGTGCTGGTGTATACGGTGGCGGACGCGACTTCGCTTTCGAACCTGCAAACGCAGCTTGCATCTTCTTCTGGCTCGTCTCTAGTCGGCTACAACCAGGGCGGGACAGGCGCTGTCACCCGCACTGTGCAAGCGCGCCTGCGTGATTATGTGTCGGTCAAAGACTTCGGCGCTGTCGGTGATGGCGTGACGGACGACACGGTGGCTATTCAGGCAGCACTTGCCGCTGGCGCTGGTGGCACGGTATTCTTCCCGGAAGGAACATATATTGTCGATGGTTCCCTGCTTCAGATGCAGGACGGAACCACTGTCATTGGCTATGGCGCTACGCTTAAACTTGCTGCGGGAACCTATGCTTCCACACGCTACTTCTTGGGAACAGGAACTGGTATCACATATTCTTCTGGCGCAGGCCGCACCGTTGATGTGGCTGTTCTTGGCATCAAGATTGATGGGAACATTTCTAATGTCACCGTCACGGGTTCTGCGTCGTGCTACGGCATCAATATGTATCAGGTCGATGGCGCAACGGTTCGAGATGTGACAATCAAGAACCTCCCCGGCACGACTGGCAATGGATATGGTCTCGCGTTTTCGTATTCCAATGACGTGATCGCCGACAATGTAGCCGTTAATCGGACTGACCGACAGAACCTCATCGTCTGGGAAACACAAAACGCCCGCATCGTGAACTGTTCGCTCAAAGATAGCTACTTTCGTGAGTGCATCCTTGTGTCTTCGAATAACCCTGTTTCTTATCAGGGGTCGTATGCCACCATCGCTAGCTGTCGCATGGACAACAATCTCAACCCGACGACTGAAACGCATGTGGTGCGGTTTTCTGGGATTGGGAGCGGTAGCGTCGAGAACTGCAAGATCACTGGATCAACCGATGCTTTGGCTCAGGTTCGTGGGGTCTATGTGGTCAACGGCGCGTCTCAGCGTGTGACGACTTCAAACAACAGGATCAGCGACTGCTATACTGCCGTTTTCGTAGACTCCAGCGCAGCGTCAAAGGACGTGATCATCAGCGGAAACGACATCTACGACTGCGTGGATGGCATTCGGATCAACGCCACAATCGACAACATTTCCGTTGCAAACAACTTCGTCTCTGTGTCAGGTCGCCCGCTTTATGTCAACGCGGCGTTTTACCAAAGCATCGTTGGCAACTCGTTCTCTGGCGGATCTGATGCTTCCTCAATCATCAACTCTGCAAGCGCAGGTGCAGGCGCGACCGTTGTTTCTGGGAACCTGTGGGAGAGCAGCACTGCCGCCAGCTATGCCGTTTTAATTTCTGCGACTGGTGTGGTCCCTGTGGTCGCAGGCAACACTGCGGCGAACTGCACGGCAAACGTGATCCGCAGCGTTCCTAACTCGATCTTCGTCGCCAACACTGGCGGCACGGTCGATGGTGTTGCAACGTCTGGCGTAATCGTCAAGCGCAGCACGACAGGAAACCGCCCGACGCTTGGCAGCACAGACATTGGTGTTCAGTTTCTTGACACCACACTTGCAGCCGCAGGTAAGCCTATCTGGTGGACTGGAACGGCATGGATCGATGCAACTGGCGCAACGGTATAAAGGGAGGCAGGCATGGATGATCCCCGTTTAACGCTGAATTTTACAACTGGATCGCTAGATCCACGCGTGACCATTACGCGTGGACTGAACACTGCAACGCGTGTGAATGGCAATGGGCTTATTGAGGCTGTAAACGCTAACTTGCCGAGATTGGACTACGATCCAACAACTTTGGCTCAAAATGGTTTGCTAATTGAGGAGTCCAGACAAAACATTTCTCTGCAATCTGCTGATTATAGTCTGTGGACTATAACCGGAGCACTAACTTTTTCTGGCAACACTACGGTTGCACCCGACGGAACTCAAACGGCTGACACAGTTTCGGGGAGCGCTGCTTTCCAAAGTATTCAACGAACAAATACTATTCTAAACGCCACAACCTATACATGGTCGCTTTTTGTGACGAATGCTGATCGCGGCATCGTTACCTTGCGCATGTCATCTGGGACCAACGACGTTCGCAAAAAAATCAACTTATCCACGGGCGCAGTTTCTGATGGCGGTGGCAACGGAGTTGGGTTTGTTGCGGCTGGGTCTCAACAATTTGGTTTGTATTATAGAGTTTATCTTACTGTTGCATCCGGTGGCACAACGCTCACGAGAAACTTTTACCCTGACGACATAGCAATTGCCAGAACGCACACGGCGACCGTTTGGGGCGATCAACTAGAAGCAGGTGCATTTGCAACCAGCTACATCCCGACGACCACAGCAGCCGTCACCCGTAACGCAGACGTGGCCACAATTACTGGAACGAACTTCAGCGGTTTTTGGCAGGCTGGCAAAGGCTCTGCGCTGGTTCGCGCACGTCCGTCTACCGTCTCTGGCATCCGTCCGTTGATCCAGTTTGACGACACCACGGCAGACAACATCATCGCCCTGCGTGGCAACACGACGAACCCCGAGCTTTACGTTCGGGCGGGTGGATCGGATCAGGCTCAGATCGACGCTGGCACAATCGCGGCCAATGTCAGATACCGCCTTGCAGGAGCCTGGGCGACCGATAACTGTGCGGCCAGCGTCAACAGCGGAACCCCTGCCCTCGATGGCGTGGCAACGATCCCTGTGGTCACGCAGGCCCGCCTTGGCAGCGACGGCACGAACTATCTCAACGGCCACCTTGAGGCGATTGAGTATTACGACGAGCGCGTGCTGAACGCCTCTCTGCAAGTGGTGTCTAGCACGGCTGGATACAGGTCAATCATCAACCCGGTATTCCGGGACACCATCATTTCGTAAGGAGGCCACCATGCCAGCGACAACCAAGACGCTCTCCGCGCAAAACACGTTCACCGATGCGGTTCTCATTATCGGTGATTTCAACGTCTCGATCTCCGGGACGTTCGTTGCCACCGTGACGGTGCAACGATCGACCGATGGCACCGTCTGGCGCGATGTCAACACGTTCACGGCGCCCTTCGAGGGTGTCGGCTATGACCCGATGAAGAACTTCTACCGGGCAGGCATCAAGACCGGCGAATACACTTCTGGCTCTGCCGCGATCACGCTGAACGGCTACGACAACTGGCCACCGCGTTACTGATATGGCGAAGACGCCGGCTTGGACCAGAAAAGAGGGCAAGAACCCCAAAGGCGGATTAAACGCCAAGGGGCGCGCCTCTGCGAAGGCCGAGGGCATGAACCTCAAAGCCCCAGTGAAGTCTGGCGACAATCCTCGCCGGGCTTCATTTCTGGCGCGCATGGGCAACATGCCGGGGCCTGAGTATAAAGATGGTGAACCGACGCGCCTGCTGCTTTCTCTGAAGGCATGGGGCGCGTCCAGCAAGGCAGATGCCAAGAAAAAGGCTGCGGCCATTTCGAAGCGGAATAAGACATGAGGGACGCTATGGACGTGCTTGAGGCTGTCATGCAGTGGATCGTTGCCCCTGTGGCGGCTTTCGTGTGGGTGCTGCACAACAAGCAGCAAACCCATAGCACTGACATTGAGGTGCTGAAGGCCCAAGCGTCGGCCAACAACAAAGCCCACGATCTCGAGATGAAGAACCTGCAAATCCTGATCCAGAAGGTTTTCGACAAGCTGGATAAGATTGAAGAGAGCCTTCGCAAATGAGATCCTGGAGCGCCCGCAGCCTCGCCAGCATGAAGGGCATCCACTCGGATCTTCGGGCCGTGCTGGACCGCGCCCTGCACAGCAGCCCGCATGATTTCGTTGTGACCGAGGGCCTGCGCACGATCGATCGCCAGCGCGAGCTTCTGCGTATCGGCGCATCGACGACGATGAACAGCCGTCACCTGACGGGCCACGCTGTTGACCTTTATGCTTGGGTGGACATCAACCGAGACGGCAAGGTCGTTTTTGAGGAAATGGCCAGCCCGCGCCTGCTGGCCGCCATTGCGAAATCAATAAAGGCTGCCGCAATGGCAGAAGATGTTCCGATTGTCTGGGGCGGCGATTGGCGCACGTTCAAAGACATGCCGCACTTTGAATTGGACCGCCGGAAATATCCGGCCTGAAAGGAGACTGACATGACTGGTGAACAAATCGCAGGCGTGGTTCGCGCCATCGTTGCCGCTGTTGGCGGCTACTTCGTTGGCAAGGGTCTGGTCGATGCCGAGACCGTCACGACCATTGGCGGCGCTGTGGCCACGCTGGCTACTGCCGCTTGGTCGATCTACTCCAAGCGCGCATGATCTGGCAGGCGCTGGTTGGCGCCGTCTCGAAGCTGTTTCTTTTTGTCGCCATGCTGGCATCAAGCTGGTTTGGCGGCAAAAAGACAGCCCAGGCTGACGCCAAAGTTGAGGGGCTTGAAGACTATGTTGAGACACGCCAACGCATGGACGAGGTGGGCCGCATGTCTGATGCTGACGCTGCCCGTGACTGGCTGCGTGAGCGTGGCAAGCGGTGAGGCGATCTGCGGCGCAACCGATGCGGCGCGGACGGAACATGCGGCGGCACTGGCGCACGATGGTGGGCCTATATCGGTGGTCACGGGCGCGCGGTTGATCCGCCTGATTGATGCCGGGTGTGCCAATGACACCTAGACAGCAAGAGGCTATCGAGGCTTACAAGCGGCTTGGGAACGTGACCGAGGCTGCGCGCGAGATTGGCATAAATCGGCGGGACATGCAGCGCATGCTGAACCGCGCCGGGTTCACGTCGGATGTCCGGGAAGATTACCGGGTAGATCCCGCCATTGCCGACAGTATGGCAGCCGTAGGCACAAACCTGACGCCTTCGCTGGCATGGGTGAAGGTGCCGGCCAAAGACGAGGAACCCGGCTATTCCGTCATGCTGCGGCCCGAGGGCGAGGCGCCAGAGGCCGTCGCAGAGCGCATACGAGCGGCGCTGGAGGGCATGGTGCCTGCCGAGCCTGTGGTGGCCCCTGAAGCCGTCATGGCCGATCTGTGCGCCATTTATCCGCTGATGGACGCGCACGTCGGTATGATGGCTTGGGGGCGCGAGACGGGCGCGCAGGACTATGACCTCGGCCACGCGGCAAAGGATATGCGGCACGCCTTCGCCAAGGTGCTGGCGCTGACGCCTGCCGCCGAGCAAGCGGTCCTGCTGATCGGGGGCGACTACTTCCACAGCGACGACACCAGATCCGAAACGCCGGCCAACCGCCACAAGCTAGACGTGGACGGGCGGTTCTGGAAGGTCTTGGACGTTGGCATCGGCATCATTGCCGAAACCGTCCACCAGCTTTTGCAAAAGCATTCGCGCGTGCTGGTGCGCGTGCTGCGCGGCAACCATGACGTTCACTCCAGCATGACGCTGAACTTCGCGCTTGCCGAGCGTTACCGCAACGAGCCGCGGATCATGGTCGAGAAAGAGCCACGCGACTTGTTCATGATGCAGTGGGGAAAGTGCGCGATATTCGCCCATCACGGTGACAAGGGTAAGCCCGCGCAGATGGCGTTGTATCTCTCTGACGTATGTACGTTCTGGTCGCAGACGCGCCACCGCCATTACCTGACAGGCCACGTCCATCACGATCAGGCGAAGGATCTCGGGCCGCTGCGGTTTGAGAGCCTGCGCGCCTTCTGCCCGCCTGACGCTTACGCTGCCGGCATGGGCTATGGCGCGAGGCGTGCTTTGCAGTCGATCACATTCCACAAGCAGGACGGTC